CCATGGCCACCACCGAGATCGCCCAGATCGTCGCTGCCGGCGCGCGCATGGGCATCCAGGGCAAGGAGAACCTGCTCATTTATGCCGAGACTGCTGCGGTGATGGCCCATGCCTTCGACCTGCCGGTGGACAAGCTCGGCGAGGACATGGCGAAGGTCGCGCAGCTGTTCAAGGTCCCCATCAGGGAGATCGGCGCCCTCGGCGACGCGATCAACTACCTGGACGACAACGCCCTGGCCAAGGGCGGCGACATCATCGAGGTGATGAAGCGCATCGGCGGCACCGCCGCCATGGTGAACATGAATTTCAAGGAGGCGGCGGCGCTGGGCAGCACTTTCCTCAGCCTCGGCGCCGTACCGGAAGTGGCGGCCTCGGCGTCGAACGCGATGATCCGCGAGCTGTCGATAGCCACCATGCAGACCAAGCGATTCCGCGGCGGCCTGGAGATGCTCAAGCTCGACGCGAAATCGATCCAGCTCGGCATGACCAAGAACGCCACCGGCACCATCCTCAAGGTCCTCGAGGCGATCAAGGCGCTGCCGCAGGAGAAGCAGCTCGAGGCGGCGACGCGCATGTTCGGCAAGGAGTTCGGCGACGATGCCGCGAAGCTGGCGGGCAACCTCGACGAATACCGCCGGCAGCTGAAGCTGGTGAACGACGAGCGGGCGCGCGGCTCCATGCAGCGCGAGGGCGATGCGCGCAAGGACACCATCAACGCCCGCCTGCTGATGGCAAAGAACGCCTTCTTCAACTTGAGTTCCGACCTGGGTGAAACCCTCAAGCCGGCCCTCGTCGCCACCATGGAGAAGACGCTGGCCATTGTTCAGGCCGTGCGCGCCTGGGCGCGGGAAAACCCCGCACTCGCCGGCGGCATCATGTCGGTGGTGAAGTGGCTGGCCATCGGCATCTCCGCCCTCGGCGGCCTGGCGATCGTCGCCGCTGGCGTGCTGGCGCCGCTCGCCCTGCTCAAGTTCGGCCTGGCCGGCATCGGCCTGACCGGTGGCGCTGCCGCCGGCGCGCTCGGCCTGTTCGTCCTCAAGGCGGCGCTGATCGCCGGCGTCTTCTACGCCGCCTGGAAGGCCGGCGAGTGGCTCGCGGCGGGGATCGATAGCCTGGTCTCACGTATTGCCGGCTACAAGACGACGCTTGGCGGCTTCGTGTTCGACGTGATCCAGATGTTCAAGACCGGCGACTGGGCGGCCATCGGCGGCTACATCGTGCGCGGCATCGAGGCCGGCATCGACATGCTCACCGCCGGCCTGTATTCGAAGGTGAAGGGGCTGCTGCAGGGCATGGTGAATGCGGCCAAGGAGAAGCTCGGCATCAAGAGCCCCTCGCGCGTCTTCGCCGAGATCGGCGGCTTCACCATGGAAGGCCTGGAACAGGGCCTGCTGGGCGGCCAGGGCGGCCCCCTCGGCGCGATGCGCGACATGGCCAGGCGCATGGCCGCCGCCGGCGCCGGCGTGATGATCGGCGGCGCCGCCATGGCCGGCGAGCTGCCGCGCATCGACAGCCGGCCGGCGCTCTCTGCGATGGGCGCCATGGCCTCTGGCAGCGGCGCGCCGATGATCGTGAACATCACCATCAACGCGGCGCCGGGCATGAACGAAGCCGCGCTGGCGCGCCAGGTGGCGGCGGAACTGCAGCGCATCGAGGCCGGCCGCGCCGCCCGCGGCCGCAGCCGTCTGCGCGACTCGGAGTAAGCGGCCATGCTCGACGATCTGGACCTCCCGAATTTCGCCGGACTGGGCGGCTTGCCCAGCCTGCCAAGCCTGCCCAGCATCCCCGGGCTGGGCAACCTGCCGGGAATGCCGAACCTGCCCGGCCTGGCCAGCCTGCCCGGCTATGCCGGTCTGATGCCTCAGATGATGATGACGCTGGGCCTGTTCGTCTTCGGCCTCTACACCGTGCCCTACCAGCAGCTCGCGCGGCAGACGCAGTGGCGCCACCCGTCGGCATCGCGCGTCGGCCGGCGGCCGGCCAGGCAGTACATCGGCCCCGGCGACGACACCATCGACCTCTCCGGCACGCTCTACCCGGAGCTCACCGGCGGCCGCATCTCGCTGGCGCTGCTGCGCGAGATGGCCGACACCGGCAAGGCCTGGCCGCTGATCCAGGGCGACGGCACCTTCTACGGCCTCTTCATCATCGAGAACATCACCGAGACCGGCAGCGTGTTCTTCCCGGACGGCGCGGCGCGCAAGATCGACTTCGGCATCAAGCTCACGCGCGTCGACGACGAAGAGGTCGATCTCCTCGGCGCCATGACCGAGAGCCTGATGGCGCTGCTGTGATCAGGCCGCACCCGCACCCCATCTACGACCTCTCGGTGGACGGCCGAAACGTCACCGCCACCCTCAAAGGCCGCCTGGGCAGCCTCACCCTCACCGACAACCGCGGCTTCGAGGCCGACCAGCTCGACATCGTGCTGGACGACACCGACGGCCGCCTGGACCTGCCGCCGCGCGGCGCGGAGATCCGCGCCGCCATCGGCTGGGAGGACACCGGCCTCGAGGACAAGGGCAGCTACACGGTCGACGAGATCGAGCACAGCGGCGCGCCGGATCTCCTCACCATCCGCGCCCGCAGCGCGGACCTGCGCGGCGGCCTGTCCACCCAGATGGAGCGCTCTTTCCACGGCAAGACGGTGGGCGACATCGTGCGCACCGTCGCCGCCGAAAACGACCTGGTGCCGGTGGTCGACGCGCGCCTGGCGGCGCAGGTGATCGAGCACATCGACCAGACCAATGAATCGAGCGCCAACCTGCTCACCCGCATGGCCGGCATGTTCGACGCCATCGCCACGGTCAAGGCCGGCCGGCTGCTCTTCCTGGCCACGGGCAGCGCGGCGAGTGCCAGCGGCACGCCGCTCGAGCGCGTCGTCATCACCCGGCAAGACGGCGACAGCCACCGCTTCAGCCTCGCCGACCGCGAGACCTACACCGCCGTCCGGGCCAACTGGCACGACACCGAGCACGCCACGAAGGGCGAGGTGATCTGGGGCAAGGAGGAAGACGAGGTCGAGCGCAACCGCCGGCCGGCGCCGCAGCCGTCCGCCGGCGCCGCGCAGTACCGCAGCGTGGGCACGACCCAGAAGAGCCGCGCCAGGGCCCACCGGCTGGCTGTTAAGGAATGGAAGCGGCTGTCGAAGTCGGCCGCCTTCCGGGCGCAGTACGCCGGCGTGCGCGTCGCCTACGACGACAGGGTGCTGGGCACCCAGGGCGAGGTCACCTACGGCGCAGCGGACATGGAGAAGGCGAAGCAGAACGCCGCCAGGCAGGCCCGGCGAGACGCCGAGCGGCTCGCCGGCGCGCGGCCCGAATCCGCCTTCGACCACAGTGCCGACAACATCAAGACGCTGCGCCACGTTTACGCGAACAAGACCAACGCCATGCGCGCCGCGCGCGCCGAGTGGCGCCGGCTGCAGCGCGGCATGGCCGCCTTCAGCATCACCCTGGCGCGCGGCCGGGCAGACCTGTCCCCGGAAGTGCCGGCCACCGTCACCGGCTGGAAGCCCTCGATCGACAATACCGACTGGCTCATCGTCCGCGTGACGCACAACCTCAACGACAGCGGCTACACCACCACACTCGAGCTGGAGATCCGGGCGACGGAGATCCCGGGGTAAAATTCCGGGCATCGGATCGTCATGGCAGCGCGCGCCGAGATCATCCGGAAATGTCGCGATCTGTTTGGAGGGGATCATGAAGAGGCTCATTCTGGCTTGCGCGGTCCTTGTTGCGGCGCCGGCGTCTGCCGCCGGCTCCACCGCTGCCTTGTGCGACGCGATGAATGCAGACCATGACGGCATTCGTTGCCGCGTGAGCAATATCGACGGGCTCGGCAGCACGCTGTTAATCAGGGTGCATGCCCGCAAGGGCGACGAAGAAAAGCGCATCGCCAGAGCCAAGATCGCCACACGCCAGGCCATCGACACCTTCATCGCCGAAGGCGGCGTGTACATCAAGATGCGCACCACGCGACCAGACGGCGTCGAGGTCGAGCGCACCTGCTCGAAAATAAAGGGCAGGAAATCAGAGCACTGCGGCGAGTGGACGCCGGTGAAAGAGTAGGTCAGCAGCCTAGCGCTGTGCCGCTGGCTGTTTCAGGTCAACATTCCAAAGATGGGCAACGAGCCGCTGAAAGGGGCCGAGTGGCTTGATAAGCTCAGGGTGGTCATACGCTGCGGCGAGCTCGTTCTGGCACAGGCGCACCAGACCGGACAAAGCCGCCGGCTCCGAGGCCTCGAGGCTGTGCAACTGCGCAGACCAGCCGGCGAGATCCGCCTCGGTGAATTCGCGCTCGCCTTTCCCGACAATCTGCGCCTCAAGCTGGATGAAGTCGCGGGCCAGTTCTGAATGGCGCCTGGCACGGTCCGAGAAACTGAACACCAGGGCGAACGTGGAGCTCACCGTGATCAGCGCGGCCACGTACATCATGTTCGGCTCGCCGCCGATTTTCCAGAATGCAGCGGAGCCGCCGATCACGGCGATGGCCTTGGCGGACTTGTCCAGCACATCAAAAAAGCGCGACCGTTTCTGATGGTAGAGCACGGACAGCTCGATGCGATATATCACCGAGTGCCGCTTGTCCCAGAGGTAATCCAGTTCTTCGCTCATTTGTCCTTGGTCGGTGGACGGGTGCTTGCCGGCGGGGTCGGATCTACTGGCCTTACAGTCTGCGAACCGCCAACATCGCGCCCCGGGAATACCCCAGATCTTTGCTCCCGTTGCGGCTGGGCCGGTTGCGGTTTCGGTGCAGGCGTTGGCGCCCGCTTTTTGTCTCCAGACATAATCTACCCCCTTTAGGTTTCAACGTCCAAGGGACGCCTTGCATTGTCGCTTCTGCTCAAAATAATCCTTTGCTGCCAGAGTCGTTTTAGGCAGCTTTCCGCCTGCCTTGAACTGATCATCAGCGTAGTTCATGAATGCATTTACCGCCATCTGGCAGCGCCGGTAGCGGTCGATTGATTCGTCGCCCATCGGTGGCCATTTCTGAGCCATGGCTGAGGCCGGTCGCTGCACCTCTCTTGCATAGGCATCACGATCCATCTGGGCGGCGGCTCGCCCAAGCAGCGACTCACTACGCTCGAGGAAGCGATAGGTTTCTGTTCCAAGCGCGCGTCCGACATCTCCGGCCATGACCGTCACCGAGAACAGTGTAAAAATGACGGCTGTCGTCGTCTTCATCTTTCACCACTATGAGAGAGCGGAAAGCCAGACTTCTTCTGTAATAATGAGGGGCCCACCCCCCTGCCCGCGCAACGCATGGGCCCGCTCGATTTTTCTGCCGTAGCTCTCATGCTTCCAATCCGGAGAAACGAAGGCACCGAGCACGAGGTAATGCGTCTGCTTCGTCACGTCGTCATCGATAATCGCGCCCCTGGCCATGACCGCATCCTGGCATTTCTTGCGCGGGCCGTAGGCGAATTTTCCGGTGAAGCAAAATCGCCGCTCGACAAAGTGAATGCTGTCCACATCATCGGCCGGGACTGCAGCCGCCTCGGCCGCAGCTGCGCCGGTTTCATTGAACCTGTTGCCGGAGATCTGCTGCAGGGTTTCCAGCAGGTCTGTGCGTTCCTCCTCAGACACGACCCCATCGGAGAGAATCGCCCGCACGCGGCGGGCTACCTGATCTCCTGGGAATTGATTGGAAACCTCAATATTCTCAGCAAGCCACGTCGAAAGAAATAAAACTTCGACGTCGTTACACACACCATCCGCCGCGATGCCGGCACAAATGCCGATGAGTTGATCGACCGCCCTGGCCAAACGGCGCTTGGCATTGAAATTGGTACGTTCACCGCCTAAATCGACCATGACAACTCCCTATGCCTTTGGCGTATTTATTTAGTGTAACACTTCATTCGTGCCCAGGCTTGGCTAGCCGCCGCGCCATGGCCAGCAGCAGTTCGGCATCCTCCTGCGACAGCGCCATTTCCGCGACGGCCGCGGCCACGCGATAGGCCGGCCTTTCGTAGGCGGTGCGCTCCATGGTCACCGCCGGTACGGCGCGGTCTCCAGAGACGATATAGATCAGATCCGCGCCCGCCGAGACGAACTCGGCCAGGTCGAACAATGTGGGAGCCGTCGCCCCGCTTTCCCAACTGCGCAGCGTTTTCGGGTCCTTGACGCCGATCAGCTTGCAGAGCGCCTCCTGCGAAAACCCGAGCCGCTTCCGCTCGGATTTAAGCCTTGCGCCCATTTCGGGAAAAAACCCCCATCATTGGTTGACATCCGGGAAATTTCCCCCTATTCTGTTGTGTAACACTGATACGGAATGCACTATGCCTAAGCGCACAACCTCTCGCAACCCGAAGGGCGTTGTCACCACAAAGCCCATCGCCCTCCGCCTCATGCCAGGCGAATTGGACGATGCAAAACGCATTGCCAAGGCGAAGCACTGCTCGAGGTCATCCCTCGCTCGCGAGGCCTACCTGGCCGGCCTGCCGCTCGTCGCGGCCGACGTCGCACCTTCCAAAGCCTAGACACCGGGAGCCGACAGGTCATGCAGCATCGCACGCACATTCCCGCCACCTGGATCGCCACGCTGCGCGGCGCCGTCGAGGAGTGGCGGCGCGACAACGGCTGGAGCCGGGAGTCGGTGGCCGGCATGATCGTGCAGGCGCATGAGCGCATCGGCGGCCCGCGCGCCACCGGCATCGCCTTCGACCCGCCGACGCGCGACACCTTCGAGCGCATGCGGGTCAACGCCGACCGCATCTTCCGCTGGCTGGACGACGTCACCAAGGACCGCAACCACCTGCCGGCGAACTTCATCCCCTCGATCCTG